CGGAAAGCGCGCACCGCCGTGACATTCGGGACTATCGGATGATTACACGGGCGGCTCTGACGCTAAATACGCAGTTTGAGGCGCTGCCGTCTGACTGGCTGGAAACGATCCGCATCACGATTGAGGCTAACCCAGTGCGTGAGTTGCAACAGGCATCGCTGTCTGATTTGGCGTTCCGCCGCACTGGCAACGTGGATACCACTGGTGCGCCTGAACTGTTCGCTCATGTCGGGACGGATATTGAGCTATGGCCAACGCCCAATGACAGCTACACGGCAAGTATCACCTACTACGCCAAGCCGCCGGCACTGAGCGCGGATGGCGACACGAATTGGCTTCTGTCCGCCGCGCCTGATGCGTATCTGTATGGCGCGCTGATGCACTCTGCGCCATATCTCAAGGATGACGCGCGGGTTGCGCTGTGGGCTGGATTGTATCAGCAAGCAGTGCAAGGATTGGCGCAGGAAAGTGAACAATCGCGGTGGGGTTCGCCGCTTCGGATGAGGGTGCGATAATGGCTGATACAACAACTTCACCTTTTGGCCTGACACTTATTGAGGTCGGGGCATCCGAGGCTACTTGGGGGACTAAGATCAATGCGAACACGACCGCAATTGACAACCTGCTAGATGGGACGACTGCGATTTATCCCAACCTTTCCGAAGGTCTGTGGAAGGTTGGCGGCGTTGCCGTCACGTCAACTGCGGCGGAATTGAACATTCTGGACGGGGTGACTGCCACGGCTGCGGAATTGAACATCCTTGACGGCGCAACGCTGACCGTCACCGAGTTGAACTATGTCGATGGCGTGACTTCTGCGATCCAGACGCAACTGGACGCGAAGCAGGCATCGGACGCGACCCTGACCGCGCTGGCGGCATACAACACCGCAGGGCTGTTGACGCAGACGGCAGCGGATACGTTCACTGGCCGCACCATCACGGCGGGTACTGGCATCAGCGTAACCAATGGCGATGGCGTGGCGGGAAACCCTACCATCAGCGCGACTGGCGGGGTTACGTTGCTGGGAACCATCACGACGACGAGCGGGGCAACGCAATCGCTGTCTGGGCTGACGCTGACGGATTACAAATCGCTGAAATGCTACCTAAATGGCGTTTCGCTTTCGTCAACGACAAACTCCATTCGGTTTGATGGGCAACAATGCTGCGAAAGTAATTCCACTGATGCAGCGAGGCGCGCTTATGGCGTTCTAGAACTTGATTTGGCGTCTGGCATTTGGGGATCAATGGTCGGCGTTGGCCTTAGCCCTAACGGCAGTGGATCTGCCTACGGCGGTCTAAGCGGATACAGCACCGCTACCACGACAATTACATTCACAACGTCGGGCGGGAACTTCGACGCAGGCTCTATCGCTGTCTATGGGGTGAAGTAATGCCGCTTATGCCGCTGACGTTGCCGCCTGGTGTGTATCGGAACGGCACGGATTACCAATCCGCAGGGCGCTGGCGTGATGCGTCCTTGGTTCGCTGGACTGATGGCACGATGCAGCCTGTAGGCGGCTGGACAACGCGCGTTACGGTGACGAATAAGGCTGTGCGCGGGGCTATCACATGGCGCGATCTGGGCGGTGATCGATACATAGCGGCGGGGACGTATGAGAAACTGTTTGCCATTAGCGCAAGCGGAACGGTGACCGATATCACGCCGGCGGGGTTCACGACTGGCAGTCTGAGTGCAGCGCAAAACCTTGGCTTTGGCGGTGGGTTCTTCGGGTCTGGCACATTCGGAACGCCACGGCCTGACACCGGATCGTATGGCGAGGCTACAACTTGGAGCATGGATAACTGGGGGGAATACCTTGTCGCCTGCTCTAACGATGACGGCAAGCTGTATGAGTGGCAACTGAACGTTGCAAGCGATGCGGCGGCTATCTCCGGCGCGCCGACTGGCAACCTTGGCCTTGTTGTCACTGAGGAACGGTTTTTGTTTGCGCTTGGCGCAGGTGGGAACCCGCGCAAGGTGCAATGGTCGGATCGTGAGGACAACACCACTTGGACGCCGCTTGCTACGAATGAGGCTGGCGATATCGAGTTGCAGACATCAGGCCAGATCATGCAGGGCATTCGCGCACGGGGCCAAACGCTGATCCTGACCGATCTGGACGCGCATACAGCAACCTATCAAGGACCGCCGTTTGTCTATGGCTTTGAGCGCGTAGGGTCAGCCTGCGGGGCTATCAGCAGGCACAGCGCGGTATCTGTTGACGCTGGCGTGTTCTGGATGGGTCCGCGCGGGTTCTATCGCTATTCAGGCGGGGCTGTGCAGGAACTTCAGTGCGACGTGCTGGATTATGTTTTCAGCAACCTGAATTCCGCGCAGAAGTCCAAGGTTTACGGCGTGGCAAATAGCCAATTCTCAGAGATCTGGTGGTTCTATCCGCAGGCTGATGGCACGGAGTGCAGCGACTATGTGTCGTTTAACCTGAAGGAAGGTCACTGGAATATCGGCACGATTGACCGGACATGCGGCGTTGATAAGGGCGTGTTTTCAGCGCCGATCTGGTTTGATGCGTCGGGCATTTCCTACAACCATGAGACGGCGAACAATCGCGGATCGGCTGATGTGTTTGCTGAAAGCGGGCCGATTGCATTGGGTGCTGGCGATCAGGTCATGGCAGCGACTTCGCTTATCCCTGATGAAAAGACGCAAGGCGAAGTGACTGCGACGTTCAAAACGCGGTTCCATCCGAATGATGCAGAGCGGTCATACGGGCCTTATACGATGGCAAACCCGACTGATGTGCGGTTTACGGGGCGGCAGGTTGCAATGCGTGTGACCGGTGCTGCGAATACATCTTGGCGGGTTGGCATCCCGCGCCTTGATGTCAAAGCAGGGGGCTTGCGGTGAAGCTGGGCGTTCCAATCGTCGGGGCTGATGTTGCGTCATGGGCAAACGACATGCGCCGTTGGCTTGGCCGCACATGGGATATGCTATCGTTCAAGGATGCGAGCGCGCAGGCAACGCAGGATGGGATCATCATGTGGGATACGGCTGGTTATCCAGTTGTGTCAAAGGACGGATCATGGCGGCAGATCGTGCTTGCCGATGGCTATGCGGCATTCGGGCAGGATGCTGATATCACGGCGGCGCTTGCTGATACCGCGTATGCAATCGCATGGGATGCGCCGCCATTGTCTGATGGTGTGACGCTGGCAGGATCGCCCACAACGCGCGTTACGTTCACCGAGGCGGGAAAGTTTATGCTTTCCTTCACCGCGCAGATTTACAGCACGTCAGCTAGCACGGTGAATTTCAGGTTCTGGCCCAAGGTGAATGGAACAAATATCAGCGGGTCAACTATGGTTTGCGCTCTGCACAGTAATGGATCAACGCTGGTAGTTAGCCGCACGTCAATCTTTGAATTTGCGGCTGGTGATTATCTTGAAGCAATGTGGGCAACTGATAGCACAAGTGGATCATTGAAGGCGTTTGCTTCCACGGCATATGCGCCCGCATCGCCGTCGGTTACTTTGTCCGTTATGAGGGTTCGGCAGTGAACATCATCGACGCCAATCGCAAGCACATTGAAGCCGCGCTGGAATATAGCGGCGGGTCGCATGTGTTCGAGGACGTGCGTGATGGTGTTCTATCTGGACGAATGCAAATATGGCCGGGGCGCGCTAGCGTTGCAATTACTGAAATAATCGAGTATCCTTGCAAAAAGGTCTTGCATGTCTTTTTGGCAGGCGGGGAAATGGCTGAACTGATCGACATGATCGACAGCGCGGCTATCTGGGGGGACGCACAAGGTTGCACTTCCATTACAATGTCAGGGCGTCGCGGTTGGGATCGGGTCTTGGGAAATCATGGCTTCAAGCCTGTGATGATCGTAATGGAAAGGGCTATCGATGGCGGGCGGCGGCAAGGGCGGATCAACGACTAACAAGGTGACGGTTCCGGCTTGGCTGGAAACCGCCGCGCAGGGGAACCTAGCGCGGGCTAATCAGGTATCACAGATCGGCTACACGCCCTACTATGGGGCTGATGTTGCCGCGATGACGCCAACACAAATCGCTGCCATGCAAAACACTGGACAGGCTGCAAGCGCATTCGGCCTTGGGTCTGCCGATCCGATGGATGGCATGCCGCAAGCACAGACATTCGCAGGCGGGGTGCAGGGCTATTCTTCCGCGCCGATGTATCAACAGTCGGTTGATCAGTTTGCCGCGCAGAACCCAGGCCAAGCTGCGGCGATGGCGAATATGTTTATCAACCCGCAATCGTGGCAAGCGCCTGCCGCTGTCGTTACAGATCCAGCAACGGGTGCGCCATTGCCGAAACATGAGCGCGGGTCTTCGCAGCAAGGGCGTATGCAGGATTATGCTGGAGTTGCGCCAAGTCAGGCTGGGGCAACTATGGGCGGATATACTGGGCTGAGTGATATGATCAATGGTGGTGGTCCGGGGGCATCCGGCGCAACATTCCAAGGCGGCGGGCTGTTGTCAGGTGCTGGAAATCTTGTAACGCGGCCCGCTGGTCAAGGTGGGTCTAGCGGCATGGGCGGGGGTAAATAATATGGCAGGTTCCGGCAATCCTTCGCAGGTGCAGCAGCCGTCTAACGTCTATGGGCAGGCGGCGCAGCAATATAGCCAAGCAGCGGCTGGCCCGAATATCGGACAGTTTATGAACCCATACACGCAAGACGTGATCGGTCGCACAGGCATGGATATGGCGCGGCAAGCAGCGATGCAGCAGAACACGCTGGGCGCGCAGGCTGGGGCTGCTGGTGCGTTTGGCGGATCGCGCCACGGCGTAGCAGAAGGCACAATGCTGGGCGACTATGGCCGTGCGTTTGGCGACATTGCAGCGCAGCAGCGGCAGCAGGGCTTTAACACCGCGCTAGGGGCCGCGCAAAACCAACAGGGCATCCAATCCAATCTTGCTGGGCAGGGCTTCGGATTTGGTCAGCAGATCGGGCAGACGCAAATGCAGCAAGGCACGGGCCAGCAGGCTATGATGCAATCGCTGATCGATGCGGCAAAAGGCCAGTATGCGGGCTATACGGGCGCGCCAATGCAATCATTGACTGCACCGCTTGCAGCATTGGGTGCCGCGAATATGGGCCAATCCACCACGACGCAAAGCCAAAAGCCTGGCTTGTTTAACTACATGAGCTTGCTGCTTGGGGGGCTGTGATGCAGGAACAAATCATCGCGGGGCTTGTTGCGCGGGGAATGCCTGAACACATTGCGCGCGGCTTTGCGATGAACTTCGCAGATGAAAGTGCGTTTAATCCTACGGCGGTCGGTGACAACGGCAACGCCTATGGCTTGGCGCAATGGAACGGGCCGCGCAAGGCTGCGCTTGAGGCTTTTGCGGCGAACACGGGCAGATCTGCGGCTGATCCGAATGTGCAGCTTGATTATCTGATGACCGAGTTGCAGGGGCCGGAGGCTGGCGCATGGGGCAAGATTGCGGCTGCACCTGATGCGAATTCCGCAGCAGCGGCTGTGCTGAATTACTTTGAGCGTCCCGCCGAGGCGCACCGTGCGCGCCGTGAGGCTGATTATCTTGGCGGCACTAGATCCGCACTGCCTTCGACATACGCACCGCAACAGACGCCAGCCGGATTGCTGACTACGCCAATGGCGCAGCCTGATCCGATGCAAGGCCTGTCACCGCTGGAGCGCATGCTCGCGGCTGGTGGGTTTGCACAGGACGCCAAAGCGGCACCGATTGCGAATATCTGGAATGCACTGTCAGGCAAGCGTGGGCCTGTTACCGCGCAAGGTCAATCCGGCCTTAGTGGGCTTTTGAAAATGCTGGGGGCTTAAATGGCTGGTAAGAAAAACTCTGTTACTTTGTCAGGCGCACCCCAAGGACAGTTTTTCGGCGGAAGAAGCGTTGAAACATTCCCTACGCCTCCGCAACAGAAAACAAGCCAAAACACAAACCCGATTACGATGGATGAACTGCTGCGGGCCTTCGGTCGGCCTATGGCACCCGTGCAGAACGTGCAGGCCGCGCCTGTGGGCCTTCTGGCATCGCCGCAGGCACCGCAAATGCCGCAACAAGCGCCACAGCAAGAGCCTGCCAAGCGTGGCGGGCTGTTTGGGTTCCTTGCCGATCCTGATGCCCGTGCGCGCCTTGCAATTGCGCTTGAAGGCATGACGATGAACCCTAACCAAGCCTACATGCAGTCGCTGCAAGAAGGCGTTAAGACGCGGAAGGAAACCAAGTCGGCAACTGAGGCTAAGAACAAGACGGCTGCATGGCTGCGGTCGCAGGGGCGCGAAGATTTGGCGGCTGCGATTGAGGCTGGCGTTATGTCTGGATCGGATGCGGCTAGCTTGGCTATGACGCCCGCGCAGGCTAATGTTCCGGCTGGCGTTGCCGAGTTGAAATGGCGCGCAGAACAAGCCGGGTTGACGCCGGGGACGCCGGAATATCAGGCTTTTATCATGGGCGGCGGCAAAGGCCCGCTTGTGGACTTCACTGGGGCCAATATCGGCGGCGCAAGTGAAGTTGGCACCATCCCGCAAGGGTATGAATTGTTCGTTGATCCTGCCACAGGCGCGCGGTCTATGCGGCCAATTCCCGGCGGTCCTGAGGATACGTCCAAGCAAACGCAAAGGCAGGCTGGCGCGGCTGAAATCGCTGGCGGCACGATCATCTCGGCAGCACAACGCGCACGGGAAGCGGCACAAGGAACTGCCGCTACCGGCCTTACTGGCGCTGCGCTTAGCTACATCCCAACGTCTCAAGCTGCTGAGGTATATCGGCAGGTTGATGTTTTGAAGTCGCAGGCTAAGGTTGAAAACCTCACTGCCATGCGGGCTGCATCACCCACCGGCGGCGCGCTTGGTTCTGTGACCGAAAAAGAAGCAGAAATGCTTGCGGCAAAGTCTGGTGCGCTTGACCCGAAAAGCCCGAATTTCATGCGTGATCTTGACGATTACGAATTGACGCTGCTGCAAACGATCCACGGGCCGGAAGCTGGCAAGGCAATCTTTGATCAGTCGCGGAACGGTGCGCCAATCTCGTCTGTCGGTGTCTCGCCTATGCAGATCAATAGCGATGCAGAATATGACGCGCTACCATCTGGGGCTGAATTTGTCGGGCCTGATGGTCTTAAGCGGAGGAAACCTTAATGGGTTGGGCTGATGCACCTGTCGTAAACGGCGGGGAAAAGTGGAAATCTGCGCCTGTAAGCGAAGATATTGTTGCGTCATATGCTGATGGTGGGCGAGTAATTCGCAGCCAAGAAGGCAAGCTGTCGTTTGTTAGCCCGTCATATTCAACAAATGATCCTGCAATCATCGCAAAGATCATGGAGACGCAAAAACCGCAAGAAGCGGTAAAGGCAAAAACCCGCGAAGATATCATTGCACAAAATCCAATCGCGGCGCGCGCAACCAAGTTTGTTGAGGGCGTTCCGTTCCTTGGGTCTTACGTTGATGAGTTAATTGGAGCGGCTGCTGGGCCTGAGGCAGCGGCTGGCGTTCGGGCGCTATCAGGGGCAATGCAAGAGCAAAAGCCGTGGCAATCGACTGGCCTTGGGCTTCTTGGCGGCATCACTGGGACTGCGGCAACCGTGGCGGCAACTCCTGCAAAAGTGCTGTCTGCAATCGCAGGCCCAACAGGTATGCGCACCCTTCCGGCCATTGGCCGTGGGCTGATTGCTGGCGCGGCTGGTGGCGCTGTAGAAGGCGGCATCTATGGCGCTGGCACCGGCACAGATGCGGCATCGCGGGCGGCTAACGCTGGCACAGGGGCAGCGGTTGGCGGGCTTCTTGGTGGCGCACTTGGGGGCGCAATGCCGTTGATTGCCAAGGGCGCAGAGAACGTCGCAGGATACTTCCGCCGCAGCGATGTTGATCAGATCGCCAAAGAGTTCGGCATTTCCAAACAGGCGGCAACCGTTATTCGCAACACGTTTGACCAAGGCGGCGACTTCCAAGCCGCGCGGGATGCGGTCTTGCGGGCTGGCGATGAAGGTATGGTCGCAGATGCTGGATTTGCCGCACAGGCTCTGCTTGATGCGTCCGCATCTACTGGCGGTCAGGCTGGCACAATTGCCCGCAATGAGATTGAGGGGCGCATGGTTCGCACCAATGCGGCGCTTGAAAGCAACCTTGATACGGCATTGGGGCCAGCCCCGCTTGGGCCTAAGACTGCCGTTGCAGATATTGCCAAGCGCACAGCGCCTGCCCGTGATCTGGCCTACACCACGGCATACAGCACACCGATTGACTACTCATCGCAGCAAGGGCGGCAGATTGAGGAAGTCATTGGGCGCATCGCGCCGGATGATCTAATCTCAGGCATCACCGAGGCCAACAAGGAAATGCTTGCGCGGGGTGAAGTAAATCAGCAGATCATGGCTGTGCTTGGGCCAGATGGTAAGGTTGAATTCTTGCGCGAAATGCCAAACGTGCGGCAGCTTGACGAAATCAAGAAGGCATTACAGCGCATTGCCTATTCGCGGGCGAACACGGATGATTTTGGGCGACTCACCGGCACAGGGCAGCGGTATTCTGACCTTGCGCGGCAATTGAAAGACGCCACAGCAAGCGCAGTGCCGGACTACGCGTCTGCCGTATCCATCGGCGGCGATAAGCTGGCAGAAGAACGCGCGTTTGGCTTGGGGCGTGATCTGCTTAATCCGAAAACTGAGATTGAGGATATCGGCCTTGAACTTGGGAAAAACCCTTCGCAAGCGCAACTGTCTGCGGCTAAGTCTGGCCTTCGCAGCTATATCGACAAGGTGATGGGCGATGTTCGCGCCGTTGCATCTGACCCGAACATTGACGCCCGCGAAGTTATGAAGGCGGTTGGAGATCTAAGCAGCGCAAACGCGCGCACAAAGATCAGGTTGTTGATGGGCAAAGAAGCTGATGCTTTGCTGAAGCAAGTTGACCAAGCCGCACAAAGCGCAACGGTGCGCGCGGCAATGGCCACCAATTCCAAGACAGCTATTCGCGGCAACGTGAAGTCTGACATTGCGGCGCTAACTGAGCCTGGCATCATCGGAAGCGCCATGCAGGGCGAACCTGTCAACACGTCAAAAGCCCTCATTCAGGCTATCACAGGGCAAACAAAAGAATATACTGTCGCGCAGCAGCAGAAAATCTTTGCAGACATTGCAAAGGCATTAACGCAAAAGAAAGGCAAGTCGGCTTTGGCGGCATTGGACTATATCCAGAAGGCTATCGCTGGTCAGCCGATGACGGCGGCGCAGAATGAATTTGTCGCGCAGCAAATCGCGGCGACTGGTCTACTTGGCGGCATCCCCGCTTCACAAGAAATGTTTGGGGCTAGGTAATGAAACCGACAAAGCTGACAAAAGACCAAATCCAAAACACGCTCACCACGGCAATCAAGGAAGCTGTGGACTTCGTGGAAAGCGAAATCGCGCCAGATCGGATCAAGGCCCAGCGCTATGTTGACGGAAAGGTCGATCTGAGCCACGAAGAGGGGCGGTCAAAGATTGTCGCCACTAAGTGCCGCGATACACTGCGGGCAGTCAAGCCGTCTCTAATGCGGGTGTTCTTGCAGGCTGACAAGCCTGTGGAGTTCATTCCGCGCAGTCCACAAGCTGCGATTGAGGCGGATCAGAAAACAAACTACGCGCAGTATGTGTTTGAAAAGAACGGCGGCTTTATGCTGCTGTCTGATGCAATTGACGACGCGCTAAAGAAAAAGGTCGGCATCCTAAAGGTGTATCACCAAGAGGAAACCGACGCCGAGATTGACGAATACACAGGGTTGACTGAAGATCAGGTGGCGCTGATTAAAATGGACCCAGAAGTTGAGGTGATCGAGGAAGAGATTGAGGTTGAGGCCGTCATTGACCCCACTGGCGTTGTAATTCAGCCCCCAATTTATGAGATGAAAGTGTCCCGCACGTCGCGGCGCGGTGAAATCAAGATTGATACGGTCGCGCCGGAAGACTTCTTTGTTGATCGGTCAGCCAAGTCGATTAAGGATTGCTACGTTTGCGGCCATAGCACAGAAGCCCGCGTTGGGGATCTGGTTGCGATGGGGTTTGACTTCTCGGAGGTCTACGATCTGTCAGGCGTCAATGATAGCGGCGTGTACGGTGAAGAAAACCTGCAACGCAACGGGTGGGATGACGCATCGGACCAAGATGCAAATGATCCATCTATGCGGAAGGTGCAATTCACAGAAGCTTATATGCGGATGGATATTGAAGGCATCGGCGTTCCGAAGCTATATAAATTCCTGTGCGCTGGTCAGAAATACACCGTCCTCGACTATGAACTGGCGGACGTGAACCCGTTTGCTGTGTTCGAGGTTGATCCTGAGGCGCATACGTTCTTCGGTCGGTCTCTGGTGGAAATCATCATTGAGGATCAGGACGCCAGCACGTCGCTCTTGCGCGGGATGCTGGACAATCTTGCGATGCTGAATAACCCGCGTCTGGTGGTCGGGCCTGGCGTCAACATGGAAGATGTGCTGAACAACGAGATCGGCGCGATCATCCGCACAAAGGACATTGGGCAACTGCGCGAAATCA